AAGGAAGATTTACGACACCCAGCGCGTTGCCCGTATCATCAACGTTGAGGGCGACGTCGACATGGCGCGCATCAACCCGGCGCAGCCCGAGGCGGTGCGGTCCATTGTCAACGACGAAGGCATCGAAATCGCCAAGATATACAACCCGAATGTCGGCACTTACGACGTCCAAGTGTCCTCCGGCCCCAGTTACATGACCCGCAAGCAGGAGGCCATGGACACGATGGGGCAGATTCTTCAGACCAACCCGGCGCTCTGGAGCGTCGCGGGCGACCTGTTCGTCAAGAACATGGATTGGCCGGGCGCGGAGACGATGGCCAAGCGGTTCGAAAAAATGCTCGACCCGAAGGTTTTGGAAAACACCGACGAGTCGCCCGAAGCCCAGGTCATGCGCCAGCAAATGGAGCAGATGGCGCAGGCTATGGAGCAGACAACTGCTCAAATTCAGCAGCTTATGCAGTCATATGAGATGCAGAAATTGGCGATTGACGAGCAGAATAGTCAGATCAAGGCATATGAAGCCGAAACCAAGCGCATCCAGGTTACGCAGCCGGCCATGACGCCTGAACAGATTCAGGACATTGTTCAAGGCACCATCGCGGCTGCGATTGATATGGGCGATATTGTGCCGAATATGCCCCCGGCGCAGATTTTACCGGAGTTTGAACAATGAGTTGCGCTGATTTGATTGGACAATTGTTTCTGGCGCGCGATGTCACGCATAGCGTCCATCTGAACACTCGGTCTTACGCTAAGCATAAGGCTTTGGGCAGTTTTTACGGCAAAATCATCGACTTGGCCGACGATTTGGCCGAGATGTATCAGGGCAAATACGGGCTAATCGGTCCGATTACGCTGCATTCGGCTAAAAAGACCAATAATGTCGTTGAGTTCCTAGAGGATTCGCTGGCAGAGGTCGAAAAAGCCCGAAAAGAGTATGAAGACGATATGGCCTTGCAGAACATCATAGACGAAATCGTTGGCTTGTATCGGAAAACCCTGTATAAACTTAAGTTCTTGGCGTGAGGCTAAAATGGGCTTGAAATCGACAACAGTATGTTTGGGATATAAGCAGGTCACGTCGCTGAGCGCGGCGGCGGGGCTTCCCGATATTCCAAAAGAAGCGACGTTGGCGCTTATCGTTCCTGAAACGCAGGGGGTTCGCTGGCGCGATGACGGCACAGACCCTACGGCGTCTGTAGGTATGCCTGTAGCTGCCGGATCTTATCTTAGTTATGATGGCGATCTAAAGCGGATAAAATTTATCCAACAGAGCGCCAGCGCCAAAATCAATATCAGCTACTACGCATGATACGTGTCAAGGACATAAATACGGTCGAGATTGCTATCAGCGACCGTTTGGCTCCTTGGGATGCTGGACGAGGCCCGACAGTCATTGAGTTGTCGGAAAGTCCCGCACCCCCGCAACCTGACAACGGCATATTTCTGGAAGACGGCATATACTTCCTTATGATGGAAGATAATATCAGCTATCTGCTGCAAGAGGCATAAAATGGCCAATACGTCTATCTCCAATCTTGCGGCTGGGGCAGCAGTTTCCGCCACAGACGTTATCCCAAATGTGCAGACCGCCGGCGTCGGGCCTGTTAAAACGACTGCGGCGCAGATCAAAACTTTCGTGCTCGGAGCAGGCGACACGTTGCCTGTCGCGAATGGCGGAACCGGCCTAACGACGTTGACCGCAGGCCGTGTTCCGTTCGGAGATGGAACGAGCGCTTTCGGGTCTAGCGCCAACCTGTTTTGGGACAATGCCAACAATCAGCTTGATTTAGCGGCGGGCACTAGAACTGTGCCAGCATTGTCTACTGTTGGCGACAGTAACACGGGCTTATTTTTCCCTGCCGCCGACACGGTTGCGATTAGTACAGCCGGCGAGGAACGCGTACGCGTAAACAATGCCGGCCAAGTTGGCATAGGTCTTACGCCTATTGCGGGGCAATCTCTATCAGTTGCCAGGAATATAACTGGTAGTGTCTTTGCTATGGGTATTCGTTCAGTGGGAGTTATCCAGAGTGACGTTACAACGCAGGCGCGGGGTATAGATAGTAGCGTTGGAACCGCCGCTGCCACGTTCACCCTTGGCTCACTGGCTCACTATTACGCGGCGCAAGGCACTTTTGGCGCTAATTCTACAGTCACAACGCAAACTGGATATTTTGCTGAAAATAATTTGCTTGGCGCAACAACAAACTATGCCTTTTTCGCTTCTAATTCTGCCGCTATTACAACCGGAAAAACGCATTACGCTTTTTACGCGGGCAATAACACGGCGACTGGCGGCGGCACTACATACAATTTTTACGCGGCCGGCACAGCAATTAATTATTTCGGGGGCAACACGGGGGTCGGGGCCACAACTTTCGGGACCTCGGCGGATAAGGTGTTGGCTCTTGGCACCGGCACGGCCCCTACAACCGGCCCGGCGGATACTATCCAGATTTATTCAACCGACCTATCCGCAGGCAATACTATGCTTTCAATTTTTACTGAAGGCACGCCTGTGAACGCTAATGCGACGGCCGCAGCAACGCACCGGATCGCTATTCGTGTAAATGGCACGGTTTACTATCTTCTCGCCAACACTTCAGCCTAAGAGGCTACAATGCCGAATACATACTCTTGGGGTATCACCCAGCTTGAATGTTATCCAAGTCACGAAGACAAACAGGATGTTGTATTCAATATACATTGGAGACGGCAGGCAGCGGACGGCAAAGGCCACATAGCAGATACCTACGGCACCCAAGAAGTTACTTTTAATCCGGCGTCATCCTTCACGCCTTTTAATAGTTTGACCAAAGAGCAAGTCACGGCGTGGCTTCATGACGCTATTGGGGCAAAACAAATCGCAGAACTTGACGCGACGCTTGATAGGCAAATTCAAGAAATGATCGCGCCGCCAGTCGTAGCCTTACCTGCGCCTTGGAACTGAATAGGAAAAACAGACCCTGGGTGATCGTGGAATATCCCCATGCAAGCGCTGGGGCGACTGCCATATTTCAACGTCTTTGAACTGATTGCTGAGATTAAGCGCCAAGCAGGCGCAGCACACGCCGATTGACCCCGAAACTCTGTAATAGTAGTGTGGTATCAACCGACTGGCCGGAAAGCTAGGTGAAAATGGAAGATGAACAGGTTGTAGCGGAAATCAACCCCGCGCCGGAACCGGAAGCCACGGCGGCACCGGAATCTCCGCAGGAATCGACGCCGGAAGGACAGCAGCCTACAAAGACGTTCTCTCAGGAAGAGTTGGACGCGATTGTAAGCAAGCGCCTTGCAAGAGAACAGCGCAAATGGGAAAGAGAGCAAGCCCAACGGCTTCAACAGGTTAAACAACCTGTCGCGCCTCCTCCTGCGCCAGATGATTTTGAGTCGGCTCAGCATTATGCGGAAGCATTGGCTGAACAAAAGGCTCAAGAACTTCTAGCGCGTCGGGAAGCCGAAGCCCAGCAGGCGGCTATTCTTGACGGCTATAAGGACCGCGAAGAGGAAGCTCGGGACCGATACGAGGACTTTGAACAGGTCGCGTATAACCCCAATCTCCCCGTCACGGACATTATGGCGCAGGCGATTCAGTCTTCTGATATTGGTCCTGAAGTCATCTATTGGCTCGGGTCCAATCCGAAGGAGGCGGCTCGCATTTCCCGTCTGTCGCCTGTCTTGCAGGCCAAAGAGATTGGCAAGATCGAGGTTAATCTGACCTCGAATCCGCCGGTTAAGAAAACCTCAACCGCGCCCGCCCCTCTTGCTCCTGTCACGGCTACCCGGTCAAACTCAGGTCCGAGATACGACACAACTGACCCCCGGTCACTAAAGTCAATGTCGACATCGGACTGGATCGAAGCGGAACGGCTAAGACAGATCAAGAAGTGGGAAGCGCAGAATCGGAGATAAAGGATGTCTAATTCGCTTCTTACTATTGACATGATTACCCGCAAGGCCCTTGAAATCCTTGAGAATAATCTTGTTCTAACCCGCACCGTCAACCGTCAGTATGACGACAGCTTTGCCGTCGAAGGCGCGAAGATCGGTTCGACCCTGCGTATCCGTCTGCCCGACCGCGCTCTGGTCACGGACGGCGCTGCGCTTCAGGTTCAGGACGACAATGAGCAGTACACCACGCTCGCGGTTTCCAGCCAGAAGCACATCGGCGTCAACTTCACGACCGCCGAACTGACGATGCAGTTGGACGACTTTGCGGAACGTGTGCTGAAGCCGCGTATTTCGCAGCTTGCCTCGTCCATCGACGCGGACGTGGCTAACTCGTTCAAGTATATCGGCAACTCGGTTGGCTCGCCTGGCACGACGCCGGCTACTTCGCTGGTCCTGCTTCAGGCGCAGCAGAAGCTCAACGAAAACGCTGCGGTCATGTCGCCGCGTTATGCGACGGTCAACCCGGCTGCGAACGCCGCGCTGATCGAGGGCATGAAGGGCCTGTTCAACCCGGTTTCGACCATCAGCAAGCAGTTCAAGAGCGGCATCTTCGGCGAAGGCATCCTCGGCTATGAAGAGCTGAATATGTCTCAGTCGATCAAGCAGTTCACGACCGGCTCGCGCACCGGCACCGTGACGGTCAACGCCTCTGTTACGGCGGAAGGCTCAACGACCGTCGTTCTTACGGGTCTTGGCTCTACGACGATCAAGGCCGGCGACGTGTTCACCATCGCTGATGTCTATGCCGTCAACCCGCAGACCCGTGAGTCCACTGGTTCGCTGTTCCAGTTCGTCGCTCTGGCGGACGTTACGGCGTCCACCACCGCGACGGTGCAGGTCAACGCGATGTATTCGGCCACGCAGGCTCTTGCCACGGTCGATGCTCTGCCGGTTTCCGGTAAGGCTGTCACGTTCCTCGGCGCTGCTTCTACGCAGTATCCGCAGAACCTTATCTACCACAAGGACGCCATCGCGTTCGCCACCGCCGATCTCCTGCTTCCGCAGGGCGTCGATATGGCCTCGCGTCAGGTCCACAATGGTATCTCGCTCCGCATTGTCCGTCAGTATGACATCAACAATGACCGACTGCCTTGCCGTATTGACGTGCTGTATGGCTACAGCGTCATTCGTCCGCAGATGGCGGTCCGTCTTTGGGGCTAATAGGGTGGGCTTCGGCCCACTCTTTTTCTCTAATCTAGGAGCTTTGAATCATGGTCGCTTACACTCCCTCTACGCAGAGCGCGGCATATCCGCTTGAGACGCTTGGCCCCGATCCGCTTATCCCAAACGCCGTTGGTGGCTATCAGCTCGGCGCTGGCGCGCTGACTGAGCCGCTGATGACTCCGCAGCCCGCCCCGAGCGCGCTGACGGGCGCGACGGTCACGGTCACTGTTGGCAATCTCGCCAATGGCATCATCACCGTTGATTCGGGCGGCACGGACGCCGGAACCTATACGTTTCCGACCGGCGCGCTGATCGACGCGGCGTTCCCCAGCATCAAGACGAACTCGGCGTTCGATGTCGTCGTCATCAACCTTGGTGACGCGGCCCAGAACGATGTGACGTTCGGCGCGGGCGCTGGCAACACCATCGTCGGTAACGCGGTTGTCGCGGACGCCCAGACGGCGACGTTCCCGTCTTCGGCGCGCTTCCGTTTCCGTCGCACCGGCACGGCCGCCTACACGATCTATCGTATCGGCTAATCACAGGAGAAGGCAATGCCCAATACAAAATCTGTCGGCGTTGCCTTCTCTGATCCTGAGCTTGTAAGTGGCACGACCATTTCAGGCGCAGCGATCAGTGGAGGCACCACGCTGGATTCGACTTCCAAGGTCGCATCCAACATTGCCAGCGGCCTGTCCATGAGCCAGCAGGGCGCGACGATTGCCGTTACTACCGCAGGCACGAACGATGTCTTCATGATCGCACCAGCTGCGGGCGTGTTGACATCGGCGCTGTTTTCGGGCGTTGACGCGCTGACGGCAAACGATACCAATTTCATCACGTTCTCAATCACCAACCTTGGTCAAGCTGGTGCGGGAACGGCGGCTATGCTGGCTGCGACCGACGCCAATACAACCAAGGCGACGGGCGGCACCGGGATCGCCGCGAACACGGTGCGTTCGCTTACGCTCAACGGCACGGCCGCCAATCGGGTGGTCGCGTCGGGCGACCGCATCCGTATTCGCGCAACGGTTTCTGGCACGCTCGCTAATACGGTGACGTTCCCGGTCTATCGTCTGAACTTTACTGTTTCCTGATTTTAACTCTACAGGCGGGCTACGGCCCGCCTGGCCCTTACCATAGGTGTAAAATGGCTGTAATCTATCTGCGCCACCCCAAGCATGGGGTGAAAATTGCGACTATGGACCTAGAGGCTGATTATGATGAACAGAATGGCTGGGAGCGTTTTGACCCTGATACTCCGACTGTTCGTCGCGGACGCCGCCGTAGCGCAGACCTACACGCAGATGCAATGGGGGATGAACAAGGGTGTAACGCCCTACTCCTTCGGAGCGAACATTAACGGCACATGGCGCGATCTTGGCGCGGTAAGTTCTGCCGGGCTATGGACGCTTTCGCCGCGAACACTCAATGTTTCCGGCATTGCCACGTTTACCGGCGGCACGTTCGCGCCGGGGGGAATTGGCTCTCTTTGGGGGCTCAACGTCTACAATGCATCTGGCGGCGGCTTAAAATCAGTTTTTATCGGGAACAACCCTACATGGCCTGAGACGACGCGGCCCTACTCCGCGCAGATAGCGTCATTGACTTCTGTATCAAATGGATGGGTTGCGTTATTGGGCGCGTCTCGTTCCTCGGACAACCCTCTCGGCGCTGGAACTATGGCGACGATTGGACTTGAAGCCGTCGTTGAAAACGACAAAACATCTGCCCTTCAATATGCTTGGGGCAGCTATATTGATGTGACGCGCCGCCCGAACGCAGGAACGACGCACGGCCAAGAGATTGACACTATTAATCGTGGTAGCGTCGTTGATGTAACTACTTCATCATTTCCTATGGGATTGACCAACGGAAGTTGGCTTTCTTGCGGCGGTGGATGGCCGATTGCCGACACTAATCCGTGTTCTGTTGCTCTTGTCATACTCAATAATCCGCAGAAGTTTCGCCGCGGCATTGTAATTAAGAGCACAGCTCTCGATGGGATGACGGAAACCACGGGCAACGCGCCGGCTATTACACTAGCACGGGGGCATAAAATTGATTGGCTTGCTTCTTCGGGGGACCGCCTTGGCTATTTATACGTGGATGGCACGAATACCGCCAATCCGACAGGGCTGAAAATAGATAATTTTGGTTTATTGATAGGAAATGGCGGCGAATATCCGGTTTATCGGGTTAATAATACCCTTGGCGGCGTAAATTATGGATCGGTTTCAGGTGCTGTAGCGGGAAGTCCTGTGACCTATACTGTGCAAGGAACAGACACCAACATAGGAATTAGATTTGACCCTAAAGGCACCGGCGCTGTTTCAACAACTAGCCCGCTGGGCATCGGCGTTGACAATCCAACTGAGCCTCTTGAGGTCGCCAATGCTGTCGCGCCGCGCGCTATTATCAGTGATGGCCAAGGCGCAAACCGACGCGGACTTTTGTTAACCGGCCCGGTTTCAGGCACTGATTTTTCGCGTTTGGAGTCGTTTGGTTATGGCACAAGCGGCGGCGCAAAACCGCTTGTCCTCAACACGACGGGGGGCGGCAACGTCGGCGTCGGAACCGGGCAGACAACGCCCACGGCGGCGCTTGATGTTGCGGCTTCTACGACGGCGCGTGCGTCTATCCGCGTTAGGTCTGGCACGGCCCCAACCGCGCCAAATGACGGCGACCTTTGGTTTGATGGCACGCATGTTTATATGCAGATTGGCGGCGTCGCCAAACAGCTTGATAACTGAGGCTGCTTGATGATGATTACAACCGTCACTCGCCGTCAATTCCTAACTGCTATCACGCAAGCGGCGGATATGGACGTAATATATCAGGGCATATCTGCGAGCGCCGAAAACGCGGATTGGATTGAGTTTTATTCCGCCCAATATGTCGCGCAGGGCGATCCTTTGTATGTGCAAACCCAACTGGCTTTGGGCTACACTTCGGCTCAGATGCAGACTCTTTTTGACTTAGCCGTGCAGGTGCCCGCATGACGACCGTAACCCGCCAGCAGTATTTTACCGCCCTAGCTGCGCTAGGCGATATGAACGTGCTGTTCCAAGCCGTCCCGGCTAGTGCAGAGACGCCTGAATGGATTGCGTTCTGGACGGCCGACTATGTGACGCTTGGCGACGCGCTGTCTAACCTTACGCAGTCGGCGCTTGGTTGGACAGACGGCCAAATGATCGCGCTGTTCAACGCGGCGCAGAATGTCCCGGTTGTCGTTCCGGCTACGTCTAACACCGTCACATCTACCGCCAATAATCAGATCAATGGTGCGTTGCGGCTTCTCGGCGTTCTGGCGGAAGGCGAAACGCCGTCTGCTGAAACGTCTCAGGACGCACTATTCGCGCTCAATCAGATGATTGATAGCTGGAACACTGAGCGCTTGGCCGTTTTTTCGACGCAGGACCAGGTGTTTCTGTGGCCGGCTGGCGAACTCAGCCGAACGCTTGGGCCGTCTGGCGATTTTGTCGGAAACCGTCCAGTTCTGGTCGATGATTCGACTTATTTCCGCGATCCGCAGACCAATGTGTCTTACGGCATCAAGATCATTAACCAGCAGCAGTATAATGGCATCGCCGTCAAGACGGTGACTAGCACATATCCACAGGTCATATGGATTAATATGACCTACCCCAACATTGAGATGTATGTCTACCCGAAGCCGCTGCGGCAGTTGGAATGGCATTTTGTCTCGGTCGATGAACTAACCAACCCTGCTACTCTTGGCACTACCTTGGCTTTTCCGCCAGGCTATCTGCGCGCCTTCCGCTATAACCTAGCCTGCGAGCTTGCACCTGAGTTTGGCGTCGAGCCGTCCGCGCAAGTGCAGCGTATCGCCATGTATAGCAAGCGCAATCTGAAGCGTATCAATAACCCTGACGACATCATGGCGTTGCCCTACAGCATCGTGGGGACCAGACAAAGATTTAACGTGTATGCGGGGAACTACTAGGTATGTTGCATTTTAGCATACTTGGAGGTCAAGTCTGATGCAGACGCCCATTCTCGGCTCTAGCTATGTCGCGCGCAGCGTCAATGCTGCGGACAACCGCATGGTGAATCTTTTTCCCGAAATCGTTCCTGACGGGGGCAAACAGCCGGCGTTTCTTCAGCGCACGCCAGGCTTGCGCAGACTCCTTGAATTTCCGACAGGCCCCGTTCGAGGGCTTTGGACTTTTGGTGATTATGGCTATGCCGTTGCCGGGACGCGGTTCTATAAGATTGCCTCGGACTGGACCTTCGTGGATAAAGGCGGCGTTCCGGGGTCTAACCCTGTTAATATGGTGGACAACGGCACGCAGTTGTTCATTGCTGACGGCGCTACTGGCTATATCTATAACGCCAATACAGATGTGTTCGCCCAGATTACGGACCCTGACTTTTACGGCGCGGTGGGCGTTGGGTTCATCGACGGCTATTTTGTCTTCAACCAGCCGAACAGCCAAAAATTCTGGGTGACTACTCTCTATGACGGGTCTTCTGTCGATCCGTTGGACTTCGCCAGCGCCGAAGGTTCGCCCGACAATCTCGTCACATTGATCGTCGATCACCGCGAAGTCTGGCTGTTTGGCACCAACTCCATCGAGGTCTGGTATAACGCCGGTCTTCCCGACTTTCCATTAGCGCGTATTCAAGGCGCGTTCAATGAAATCGGCTGTCAGGCGGCCTATTCGGTTGCCAAACTGGATAACGCCTTGTTTTGGCTGGGGAAAGACGCGCGCGGCAACGGTATCGTCTATAAATCCAAAGGCTACACGGGCGAGCGTATTTCAACGCACGCCGTCGAGTGGCAGATACAGCAATACACGACGCTTGCCGATGCCGTGGCCTACACCTACCAGCAGGACGGCCATGCCTTCTATGTGCTGAACTTTCCGACTGCTAACACGACTTGGGTATATGATGTCTCAACCGGCGTCTGGCATGAGCGCGCCGGGTGGGAGAATAGCCAGTTCACGCGGCATCGCGGGCAATGTCAGATGAACTTTGCCGATGAGATTGTCATTGGCGATTATGTCGCCGGCGTTCTCTACGCTTACGACATGAACGTCTATGTTGAGGCCAATACGACCCAGAAGTGGCTCCGGTCGTGGCGGGCGCTTCCTACCGGGCAAAACGACCTCAAACGAACGGCGCAGCATAGCCTTCAGCTAGACTGTGAATCGGGCGTTGGGCTATCCAACGGGCAGGGCAGTAATCCGCAGGTCATGTTGCGGTGGTCCGACGACGGCGGTCACACATGGTCAAATGAGCATTGGAAATCAATGGGTAAGGCCGGCGAATACGGCAAGCGCGTTATTTGGCGTCGGCTGGGCATGACCCAAAAGATACGCGACCGGGTGTATGAGGTGTCCGGCACAGACCCGGTCAAGATAGCGATTGTTGGTGCGGAGCTAATCTTGAGCCCGACCAATGCGTGAGAACACTACGCAAATCCCCGCCTCGCGTGTTCCGATCACGTTTACGGAACTTATCTCGCGTGAGTGGTATCGGTTCCTTTACAATATCTTTGCGATCCTCGGAAGCGGGTCGCTAAGATTTGGCGCGTTTCATAGCAGCGTGTCGCAACCGCTCGTCGCGGCCAACGTCGCGCAGACTATCACTTACAGCGCCACGGACATCTCAGCGGGCGTGTATGTCGGAACGCCAACGTCCAGGCTGTATGTGGATAGACCGGGGGCGTATAACTTTCAGTTTTCTTTACAATTAATTAGCCGAAATCCGGCGACTAAATTCGTCTATATATGGGCGCGGATTAACGGCACGGACGTGCCAGATTCCGCCACCAAAATCACCATGCAGGGCAATAACGACGCTTATGTTGCCGCGTGGAATTTTGTGTTAAGAATGAACACGGGGGATTATTTCGAGCTTATATGGTCTGGAAGTAACCCTAACCTAGAAATACGGGCTGAAGTGGCCGCACCGCCACATCCTGGTATCCCCTCGGTCCTTATGACCGTATCGTGCAACATAGGTGAATAATGGCGGTCCTCACCCCAGCCCCCAAGATGCAATTCTTTGACATTAACGGCGAACCGTTAGTAGGTGGCAAGGTCTATACTTATGAAGCCGGCACGACGACGGGGTTGGCGACATACGCGGACAGTAGCGGCACGTCAGTCAACCCAAATCCGGTTATCCTGAACGCGCGGGGCGAAGCTCCGATATGGCTTGGCGCGAGCATTTATAAGTTTAAGCTTGCCGACGCCAACGACGTAGAAATCTGGACGGTAGATTACATTTCCGCGCCGATTTCGGGCGTCTCTCCCGTGCTTTCGGGAAACGTCATTATTGACTCAAACTCATCCAACCCGGCGCTGAAGATCACCCAGACAGGGTTTGGTTTGGCGCTGCGCGTTCAGGACGCCGTTGACCCTGATCTTACGCCCTTTGCCATCGACTCAAACGGCAACGTGGGCATCGGCACCGCTAGTCCAGTAAGCGCCCTTGAAATCGCCGCGCCCGGCGTCTTTACCGGCGCGTGGGCCTATCTGCCGTCTGGAACGACGATGTTGTTTGCGCAGACCGCTGCGCCGACTGGCTGGACAAAGTCGACGACGCATAACAACAAGGCGCTGCGCGTCGTGTCGGGCACGGCTAGTTCAGGCGGCTCGGTAGCGTTCACGACAGCGTTTTCCGCTGCGCGGGGGCTTTCTGGCTCGACAGACGGGCACGCGCTGACTGTCGCTGAAATGCCGGCGCACACCCACACGCAGGAGATCATGGCCGGCGGCGTCAATTTTGCCCCTGGCGCAGGCTATAACACGGCTACGGGGGTTACTGGCAGCGCGGGCAGCAACGCGGCGCATAGTCATACTCTGGCCAACGGTTCAGTTAATCTGGACGTTCAGTATGTTGATGTGATTATCGCGGTGAAAGACTGATGGAACTAAAAAACGGCTCCTTCTGCCCGCTGATTAAGAAGGACTGCGTGCAGCTTAAGTGCGCGTGGTTTACCATGTTGCGCGGCACCAACCCGAACACCGGCAAGGAAGTCGACGAGTGGATGTGCGCTATTACCGCCATGCCTATGCTTCAAGTTGAGGTTGCTAAAGAGACGCGGCAGGGCGCGGCGGCGACTGAATCGTTCCGTAATGAAGTTGTGGCGCTCAGCCAGCCGACCACCCGTATGCGGCTTGTCTGATGACGACGCGGATTGTCGAAAACCGTGATTTGGCGTTAAAGATTGGATACGCTGCGACCGACTGGCAGTATCCAATTACATTTGATGAGCATGTAAGCCGCGCTGAAGGTTGGAAAGTTCGGCTTATTGAAAGAGACGGCGATCCAATTGGGGCCATTTTCGAAAAAGACGGTGAAGTCCACTGTTCCATATTGCCAGAATGGCGGCGGCGATGGCTGACAAAAGGGCTTTTGCGTCAGATTGTTGGCGGCCCCGCGTTTCATACGCGTGTGGACGACGGGCACGACTATATGTATGGTATTCTAGAGCGTTTGGGCATGACGCGCGGTCCTGACGGCGTTGTGAGAAAGGTATCATAATGGGTTGGGGTAAAGCGGCAGAAGCCCAGACGCAGGGCATTCAACAGAGCATGATGGCTCAAATGCTGGCGGCGCAACAGGGCGCGCAGGCGCTTCAGCAGAGCCAGAAACAGGCCGAAGTTGCCTATCAGCCCTATCAGCAGTTTGGCACGGAAGCCACTAATAGACTGGCTGTTCTTATGGGGCTTCGCCCTGGCGAGGAATCCGGCGCGCTCATGCAGCAGCCCACTATTGCTCAGCTTCAGATGGACCCCGGCTACGCATTCCGTGAGCAGCAGGGAATGCAGGCCGTTAATCGTTCCGCCGCCGCAGCAGCAGGGCTTCAGTCGGGTTCAGCGTTAAAGGCGGCGCAGCGGTTCGGGCAGGACATGGCCAGCCAGGAATATGGCAATGCCTACAACCGGTTCATGCAGAACCGTCAGAATCAGATTGGGCTGCTTCAGGGCGGCGTCGGAACGGGTTTTGGCGCGGCGCAGGGCATCGGCAACGCGGCCATGAACACCGGGACTAATCTGGCGAATGTATATGGTAATCTGGGCCAAGGATTGGGCCAAGGTTACGCGGATGCGGGCGCGGCGCGGGCTAGTTCTTATATGGCCCCGACAAACATGCTTGCACAGGTTCTTGGCCAAGGCATCCAAGCCGCCGGGTACGCTTACGGGAGAAAGCCGTAATGGTCGTCCGATATACTCCTACGCCGGAATTTCAGTTTCCGAACGTCAATTTTCTTGGCGCAATGGCGCAGGGAGAGGCGTCGCGGCTCCAAGAGTTGCAGCAAGAAAAACTGGCGCAGCAACTTGAGCTTCAGAACAAAGCGGCCGTATATGCGGCCAATACAGACGCTCGCGCGGCTGAAAAAGAAGAGCAAGAAAAGCTTAACCGTGAATTTGATCTTGCGGCTAAATACAAAGATCAATTTAACACGGAGGTTTCTAAGCTCAACCCTCGTGCACCTAATTTTCAAGCCGGCTATGACGCACTCTTGCAAAAATATACGCCACTTGCCCCCACTTTGATGGCTAATGTGCCTAAAACGCATACGCCAGAGTCGTGGCAATCTTTTATTAGTGGCCATGATGACCTTATGAAACAGCTTTCTCCGACCGAAACTGAAACGGTCGTTGACGGCGTGCGCGGCAAAGCTCTGTTCAGAACAGACCCATTTACGCAGCAGCGGACTATGGTGGCGGATTCATTCGTTCCCGCAAGAGAAAAATGGTCGCCTGTTCGCAGCGAAAAACAAACAATTGAATATTATCAAAATGAATCGGGCACAAAAATATTAACGCCCGAAGAATATAAAGCTATGGCTACATCTCAGGCTCAACCCATAGCATCACGCGGGCAAGCAGGCGCGTTTCAAACGCCGGTCGCTTTAACGCCGCCCGCTGCGGAGCCTATGAATCTCGTTAATCAGGCTAAGCAAGGCGTTGCCAAAGTTGAAAGCGGCGGCAATTATGGCGCTATTGGCCCTGACGTTAAGCGCAAAAGCGGCGCGGTTGATAATGCCTATGGCAAGTATCAGGTTATGGGCGCGAACATTCCGTCGTGGACCAAACAGGCTATTGGCCGCAGTCTCACCCCGCAAGAGTTCTTGCGTGACAAAGACGCGCAAGAAGCCGTTTTTGAAGATCAGTTCAAACGCAACATTGCTAAATACGGCTCGCTTGAAGACGCCGTATCGGTCTGGTTTTCGGGCCGTCCGTTGGCGCAGGCCGCAAAAGCCGGCGCACGCGACGTAAACATGGGCGTTAGCGACTATGTCAGTAAGGTCATGGCTGGTAGCGTTGGCCCTTATCAGGCCAATAAAACGGTGCCTTTGACAGGCGAACGTCCGTCGCTCAGAGCGCTACCGGCTGAACCTATTAACGCGCTCGCGCCGTCTGTTGCGCCCGTAAATGCTTTTGCCGCGCCGGCCTCTGTAATGCCGGTTGTGCAACCGCCTGTTCCTTCTATGGCTGCCGCGCCTGAAGATACTGCCGTGCGGCAACAGAAGTTTATTGCTACCGCGCCTCTTGGCCAGACGGCCAAATACAAAAGCAAGGTTGAACTTGAGAATATGCTCACCAATTTTGGCAACGAGATAGAATATCTCGTTGAGCAAGGCGGTGTGCCTAGCGTCAAGAACACACCGGCTAAGAACGCGGAAATCTCCGCCGGCTCATCGTGGCTTGGTCAGGCGTATGGCCGCTTCACGGGTTCTCCAATTCAATCAACCCGCGATACGGTTGATAGCATTCGGCAAAACCTTGTGTCGGTCTTGGCACGTGCAACGGGCAAAACAGCGCAAGAACTTAACTCTAACTTTGACGTCAAGAACGCCATTAAGGCGCTCGGCGATCCGAAGGCGACGGTCGAGTCTGTTCGCGCCACGTTAAATAATCTCAACAAAACATTTGGCACAAATGTAGATATTTCCGGTTCTTCGGCTAAGTCTGAAAGCCGTCGACAGATTGAAGCGGCCAAAGCGGCTCCTTCAGAAGCGGCTGGCATCCCGCCGGCGGCGATTGAAGAGTTGCGTGCTAATCCGGGCACGGCAGCGATGTTTGACGAATACTTTGGCGTACCAGGCTTGGCGGCAAAGATTTTGGGGCGCTGAATGGAAAACCCATACTCTAAATACGCCAAACCTTCTGAAAACCCATACGCGAAATATGGTAAGCCTGAAGATTTGACGCTTGGCCGCGCTGGCGAAGTCGCTTTAGGTGAAGCGCTTCCTACCGCTGCGGCGGCGGGGCTTGGCGGTTTAGCGGGCGCGGCGCTTGGCGCGGGGGCGCTTCCGGCGGCGGCTTTAGGCGCTACGGCGCTTGGCGCGGCGGAATTGGGCACGTCGCTTTACAATCTAGCCGCGCCGACTCTTGGTGCGCAGCCGGTTCGCACTCCGGTTCAAATGTTCCAAGAAACTTTCACGCCGTCTTACATTCCTAAGACCGGCCCAGAAAAAGTCGAGGCTGGTTTAATTGGTGGCGCTCTTGGTGGGTTTACGCAAGCGCGAGGCGCTAATGCTCTGTTGCGGTATCTCATGCCCGAAACGCGGGGGGCTCGCATTGCCGAAGGTTTTGCAGCGGGTCCAGCAGCACAAACAGCCGCTGGCGCTGTCGGCGGGGCTGCGCCTGAGTATTACAAAGAAGTCGCAGGCGGCCAGAACCCTTATTTTCAATTTGGTCTTGGCGTGCTAGGCGGCGGCGTGGGCGGCCGCGCTATGGGGGCCATTGAGCGTGGCGTAACCGGAGCAATCCCGACGCTGGCGCAAAATATTGAGTTTGGCGCAAAAGAAATGGGCCAAACGGCGCGTAATCTGCGTGCTGAAGCCTATTCATCGGGCGCTAAATACGACGCTTCGGCCTACGATTCGCTTGTAAGCAAAATGGCTCAAGACTTTGCGGACCAATATCAATGGAGCCCGGCCAAAAAATCGCGGTTTGGGGCCATAAACGATGTTATGACCGACTTAACTTCGGCCACGGGTAAAGACGTGTCTATGGCAGACATACACGGTCTGCGCAAAGACGCCGGCGCAGTATTTCAAAATCCTAACGCTACGGAAGTCGAAAAGGCTATGGCGCATGATGTCATAGATCGCATTGATCTGTTCCGTAACGAGCCTATGAACGCAATTCCCGGCAAGGAGTTAGCGGCGGCTAAAGGCACGTCAGACCTTACTAAGTCTATAGAGGCTGATGCGCGGCTGTTTAGAAACGCCGATGTTCAAGCGGCGATGACCGCCGCTAAAGAATCTCCTAATTTTGCGACGGGGGTAAAACAACAGTTTACGGCGCTTAAAAAATCAGGCGCGTATAAATCTTTTACGCCAGAGCAACAAAAAATAATTGATGATCTAGCCAAAGGCCGCACGTCATCAAGCGCGATAAATTTTATGTCCGCTTTTGCCCCTAGCTTTAGTAAGACAGGATTAGCTGAAGCTGGACTTACTGCTGCGCCTTTTGCAGTCGGATTCATGCCGGACGAATACCGCGAGCGTTTTTTATTGGATGATTATGCTCGTCTTGGTGCATTAGGGGCTGTCGGGGGTGCAAGTCTGGGAATGCTTGCCAAGAATAGACAGACTGCTAACGCTATGCGCGCTTCGCAGCAGCTTCAGGCAAATGTCCTTGGAAACGTAGCGCGGCCTCCGGTCAATTACGCTAACCTTCCGTCGCTGGCAACGGCCGGTGCACAAGGATTGATGTATCAAGGCCAGAACGCCATGGCCAATCCGTATGCGCGATTTACGAGGCAATGATGGTCGAATATCAAGTTCTTTTTGACATCGCTATCGGCATTATCGGCGTAATGGGCGGCTGGACACTTAACACTGTCTGGGGTGCTGTCCGCGATCTTCAGAAGGCCGACAAGGAGTTGGCCGAAAAGGTTGGCGAAATTGAAGTTCTCGTCGCCGGCCGTTATATGACGCGCGTTGAGTTCAACGACACGCTTGGCCAAGTGTTTGCCAAGCTCGATAACATCCGTGACATGCTCGCAAACAAGGCAGACCGATGAAGCTCAACGCCACCAGCATCCGCCGCATGGCCGGTGTCGATCCGCGCCTCGTCGCGGTTATGAAGGCCGCACGCGCCGCCAGCCCAATTCCGTTTGAAATCACCGAGGGTCTGCGCACCCGCGAACGCCAGGTCTATCTTGTCCGCACGGGCAAAAGTCGCACAATGAACAGCTACCATCTGCGCGGCAAGGCCGTCGATGTCGTCGCTATGCCCGGCGGTAAAGTCTCATGGGACTTGGCCGACTATCGCAAGATCAACGCCGCCGTGCAGAAGGCGGCGAAAGCCGCTGGCGTGACGATCACTTGGGGCGGCACGTGGAAAAGCATAGTTGATGGGCCTCATTGGCAAATTGAGGGATAGCCATGATTGCCGCGACAAAACTCCTTGGCGTGATCTTTGCCGTTACGTCGATGCTGTTGGCGGCGCTGTTCGGCTTTGCCAGCACCTTGTCGCTGAACTCACCGGACGCCCGCGAGCGCCGCGATGCAACAATCTCGGCTTTCTGGTCGCTCGTCGTTATCGGGCTATGCGCCGTCCTGCTCATC